GCTGATTGAGTAGGTCACTAACCTCTTGCTCTGCTTTAAGTTTATCGGCAGCTGCCTTTTCAGCTGCGGTTTTTGCATCGGCTGCGTTCTTATCACGTGCGGCCTTTTCTTTTGCGTCCTGTGCGTTTAGTATTCCATCACGTGTGTTTACTAAATCATTAAGTGCTTTTTGCGCATCGGCATTTATCTTCTCTTGATTCTTGCGCTCCTCTTCCGGGTCAAATATTTTCTTTACTACAAAGTTGTTTACGTCTTCAAATACACTAGTTACATCTATCTTCTCAATGCCTAGTCCTAACTTGTTAAGGATATCAATGCTGCCGTTTACAAAGCCTTCAAAAAACTCGGCAAGTTTGCGCTGTGGAAAGGTAACAAAGTCAAGGAATGTCTTTAAGTATTGAGCGTTACGCTCGGCTGCTTTTATTTGCCCCTCGGCCTGTATGCGTGTAGTTTCAACAACTGCCTGCTGTTGGGCAATGGCTGTATTGAGTGCTTGTAACTTTAAGGCTGTTATTTCTTTTTCAGTTTTGCCTTGACGTTTCAGCGTTTCCTCGGTTGCAGATATGTTATCGTAGTTCTGCTTAGCTACAGCCGCACGTTCCTTTTGCACATCCAGTGCTGCCGTTTCTGCATCCGTTACCCCGTCAATAAGTGAAAGCAATTCCTCAGCATAGACAATGGCGGCAGCAATTGCAGCACCAATTAAGAATATTGGGTTAGTGAGTAATGCCTTACCAACCGATGCAAACGCGCTACCTATGCTACTAATGCCCTTGGCAATATCACCCGGCTTGACCTGTCCAATGTTTGCGGCTAATTGCTTTGCGCCTTCAGCTGCACCTGTAAAGTCAAGTGATGCAATACGCGAAGTGACAAGTCCAAGCGAACCACCAACACGTTCAAACGCACCACCTGCCTGTGTACCCACCGCCTGCGCTGCATCTTGTATCTTATCCTTAAGTTCACCGGCTGCCTGTGATAACTCACGATACTTTGCACTATCGGGGTCGGTCGCTGCAAGCTGTGCCTGCAATTCCCGTAACTGCGCTTTGAGTGATTTACTCGATGTTGTTACCTGCTCTTGTTCTACAGCTAATTCTTGAAAGTCCGCGCTCGCCGTTTCAATACTTGATGTATCTACTTTGGTTTCTTTGAGTTCAGCATTCAGTTGATCCGTAGCATTTGCAAGATTGTTCACAGGGGCAACCACCTGTTCAACTGCATTGCCTACTTGCTCGATGCTCTGCGCTGCATTGCCCGCGTCAATGCTCTCAATGGCCTTACCAATGTCATCAATTTTGCCCGTTTCAATACCTGTAATGGTAGTTTCCAATTGCTGTATTTGGGTATTCACCTCAGCAAAGGCTTGACTATTCGGGTCAAGTTTCTGCAACTGTGCATCAAGTGCAATGAGTTGATTATACAACCCATCCAGTGAGGCGTTAGTTGCCGTGGTCACTACGTCTAAGCGTTGCAGATTTTGCTCAGCCTGTGTGGTATCGATTACAAAACTTCTAACAATAGGTTCAGCCATTAGTATATGAGTTTAGCTATTAGGTAAATTATAGTAAAAAAAAGAAACGTACGCCATGCATACAAAGTAATAAACCACAGCACGCGTTGCCACGGGCGCAGTGAGTAGATGTACTTGGGTGGTGACTTAACACCGAGCTGCAAATAGCGCAATGAGTTTTTAATGTTCTCCATGTTATGTTGTTTTGCTTTGTTGGTATTGTATGGATGCTGTAATAAAAAAGGTAGCCGAATATGTGCCACCTGTCACGGTTACATTTATTCGATGCTCATCTATATTTGTTGTCGTGTCAATGCCCAGTGTAAACACATAGCTTCCGATTGAACCTATTGTGCTTAATGTATTTATTGCACTGGCACTTGCTGCGCCACCTACCTTATCTAATGTAAAGTGATGCAATGAGGTTTCACTTGCACCAGTATTATCTTTAATTGTGACGTTCATTAACACACTCCACAACGTATCATCAGGCATATTAATATATTGGCCCGATACACCTTCAACATACAAATCAGCTGTGTCACCTGATGCAGCAAATACTATTTGGTCTTGTAAAACAAACGTACCAAACTGCGCCCATCCATAGTAGGTGCTTGATGGGTCGCCGTCACGATACCCACCGCCTACGTGAATACCCGGTAAATTAGTCACCACGTTTTTACCGAGTAGGTTGCTACCGCGAACGTTGGCAGTAAGGTCTAACTTCTCACCTACCGCAAGCATGTTGTTGTTGCCGCCTGTTATCGTTACATCCGTTCCTGTAATGCTTGAATTGAGAAGTGTAGCATTGCGTCTTGTTGCTAAAATTACACGCGGTGAAGGATTGGTTGCCGTACCTGTAGTAGGTGGTGTTGGTCGCGTACTGGTTATAGTCCCCCAACATACAGCGTTAGCCTCGTCCCATGTAAAACCATAGCGCGTGCAACAACTTTCGTTTGATGCAATCGGGTCACCATTGTAGTCTGTAAAAATAATCTCGCCATTCGCAGACATATCCGTAGGCACACCGTTGCAATCTTCAGCATCCTCAAGAAACTTTAATAGCTTAACCTGCGTACTTTCATACATGCCCACCTTATAGTCATTGACCTCAAGTATGCGCCAATAACTATCTTGTATCCATATCTTATCACTAAACTTAAAACTAACTATATCCTTAAGGTCAAGCGCAAATGATGCCTCCATTATTCTACCCTCAGGTGAATACAAAGCATTCATATAACTTCTCCAGTACTTATTAAACAGGTTATTGTATGGATTGGTATTGATAAAGTGCGGCGGTGTTTCAGGGGCCCAATTCAAATCCTCATCGTCAACAGATGCTTGAACAACGCTGTAGTTATTTAGCACTGGTATTGCATCCGTCACAACTGTAAGCGTAGAATCGTCAAACATTGCCACGTCAACCGAACCTGCTTCAAAAAGGCAACGCGGCCCGGGTGCAACAAACTCTAACTGGTCATTGTAAAAAAGTGGCATGACGTAACCACTGCCATTGATAACACCACTTGGTGTAGATCGCGTGACAAGCTGCACCTTTTGCTCACCTATAACATAGTCACTTGGTGGTGTGCTAGGATTAACTGTGTATCCGATTGCTTCGTAATCACCATATATTCTATTGACGTTTCTGTAAGGTCTTGCAACAACTTCCTCACCTGCAGTGTAGGTAAATTGAAACTTGGCCTTTTGTAAATCAACAGTGCTGCTTATAACTATATCCTTGCTTGTGTCAAGTTTATTTGTCCAATCGAGCGTGTCGCCACTACCAAGGTAGCTATTCTGAGGCACGATGTAAATCTTATTGGGTATTGCCCTATCCGCTACAATAGCGCAGTTGTGCATTTTGATTACGTCAGTGACCAAATCAATCTGCTTCATATCGGGCGCATTCTGATTATAGAATATGGTTTGCCCGAAACTCAATATAGCGTAATCCAATCTAAATGTGCTGCCTGCGTCTAGGGTAGAAGTGCTACCCGGCTCACTAGTAGCACCGCTAAAAGTGATTACATCGCCCGCATTTAAAGTTATGAATTTATTGAAATTCCATGTAAAAGTACCCGGAGGTAAATATCTGCCTTCATTGATAGGGTCACCTGTTGTGCCGTTATAGTTGACAAGAACATGATATAATGCAGGGTCACCAATTGCTGTAATAATCAAATTAAAAGTGAATGAATAAACCCCCGATTCAGTTACAGTGTATTCATAGGTTGTAGGGTTATAGTTGCCTCCATTATCAAACACTACGTTGTCAAATTCAAGTATACCTTGATAAATCGAACTAGTATTATTGGTAGCTAATAGACCTTGCGCCCCTGCTATATCACTTCCTTGCAAGCCTTTTTGATTACACCAAGGCATCCAGTAGGTGGAGAGTATCGTTTGAAGCGTACCTGCAGCAAGTTCAAACCCCGCCTCCTTAATGATGTTGTTAAACAAGAACCACCAACTTAGCGCGGGTGTTAAATCCGCTGCGTAGACTGGGTAATTTGGGTCAAGTAAAGATTGCGTACCCGCCTCACCACCTTCACTCCATAATTGACCACGATCTAAAATAGTCCATATGCGGTCGGCTGTTGGTGCGGTAACGTTTAGATACTCTACAGGTTCATCTAACGTAATTAACTCCTGTAAATCCTTTAGCTTCTTTTCGCCAATGTTGCGTACAAGGTCGGGTGTCTCAGCATAAAACGCTAACTCTACCTCGTTAATTCTATTCTGCTGCTTGTATACTTTACGCACTCGGACGTAACCTGCAGCGATGGGCAACGTATCCACGCGAATTTCAGCAGGTAGTTTGTAGTGAAAATAGTTCTCAGTCCCGGCTGTTGCGTTTACATCGAATAGCGCACCAAGTGCTTGCTGATTGTTGTAGCTGTAAGGCACACGAAACTCACGGCTGAATGCGCCCTGTGCGGTGAAGTTGTTAAGGTCTTGAAACTTCCAGTTCTGCGATATGCTCTCGTTTTCGAATAGGTCTATATACCGCTCCGTTACCGATGGCACAGCCGCCATGTAATTCAAATTTGGTAAATCAAAGTTGTCACCAAAATCAAAATTGAAAGGCGCACTACTAAATAATTGTGTATTTGTTGGACTGATAAACGCATAAGCAGGATTGTTTAACGTAACGCTTTGGATGTAATACGTTCCGAGGTCGCCATGTAATGCACTTTGCACTTGGACAAAACCACCTATGTAAGAGGTCATGTCGGTAGGGTAGCTTAATAGAACCTGCGGATTAACCGTGGTATCTATTACACCCGATTCTGTGGCTAATACAATACCGCTTGGTGCAACACCCGGCACTTTAACTATTAGTTGTACTTCTCCGTTCATGTTATGTCCAGTATTCGTTTGCGATTCGCATCTTTAAAGTTACGTTGTATAGCTTGCCGTCACGTGTGTTCTTTTCCACATACGATGTATCGTCTAGGTTGACAGGTATGGATACGTTTTTACCTGCATCCTGCGTTAGCCATTCAACTTGATTGCTCACAAGTAACGAGCGAAGGAATTGAAACTCGCCCTCACTAATGTAGTCACTAGTGATTGTGATAACCTGCTGCACTAAGTTTCTCCGCTCCTGCAATCCTCGGTCGGTTGCTGAAAACACTCCAGTTGTACCATTGAACAACACGCGTCTAAACTTCTTGCGTTCTATCTCGTCGGTTTTTTCAGACTTCTTTATGAAGTTTTGATAGTCCCAACCACCCTTGCTATTAACAAACGCTAAGCGTATGTTGTAATAGTTGCAATCGTATTGACCATATACACCCGCGTTGTAGAAAATAACGGCTTGGCTTTCTTGTGATGCACCATTAAACACTGAAACCGAATAACATCTCCAATTAGGGAATAACGAAGGCTTGACACTTAAGGCAACAAAGTCATTAAGGTTGGCAGGGTACACTGGTAGCAACTCTAAATCATAACCGTTTAATGGTAATGTTTGTGTTACAGGTGCACCCGCTGCAGGAAACATAATGATCCGATAGGAATCAACAGCGTTGTTAGTTAAATAGGTGTCATTGCCCGGAACAGATAAATAACCGTAGTCACTTTCAAAAACAGGAACCCAAATTCTATTTGTTGAACCCGTAAAACCCCACGAGTTTGCATATTTGTTGTAATGCATACCGGGAAACCTATCGGTTAAGGGAAGGCTACTAAGGAAGTTTGTTAATGAGCGTTGCACCTTTTGAGTACCTGTCAGCACGTTTGGTTTGTAACCATCTATAACTTGAAAATAGCCATTGATAGCTATCATTTCTTCGCCTGAAACATTACTGCCAAGGTTTACCGTAAGCACCCCGTCCACTATCCAGTTCTCAGTTAACTCAAAGCTCACGCTTAACGGACTATTGTCATCAACCGTATCATCTGTTGCATAGTGTGAATTTGAGTTAAGGACATTGCGCATGTCATCAACAAGTGGTGAAAGGTCAAAGTATAGCCTATCATCGGGCGCGGCTGATACATAGAAGCTATATAGTTTGCCTGCAACTGTAACGTCAATACCATATCTAAAACCGCTGTTAGAGGTTTCATCACTTATTGCAATGATCATTAGCTTTTGACCACGAACGGCCCACTTGTAAGGCTGGTCTTCTATTGTTATTGCCATTATCTTTTATTTAGTAGTAATCTGTTCTCAATGCTTTTTATGTAGCTATCCATTAGCTTGTCTTTATACTCGTCCCATGTATCGTCTATTGCTTCGGTGTAGTAGTAAATACCTTCTATACCTTTTTCGCCTATGCTCTTTGCAATAGCGATAGCCGCACTCTTAATGCTACTTTCTGTTGCCTTTATAAATTCACCCTGTCTATTGCGCAGCTTTAATGGCTTTAGCTTAATCCACTTCATTATGTCCTTGTATGGTGGACGTTTAGTAGGGTCACCCGGGTAAGGTCTGCGCCCAAACTCTATCACATCCGCATACTTTCCTGCCTCATCATTTGATACGGTGAAGTCTATTGTCGGCTTGTTGTATCGTATCTTGAGATTGTAGTAAAGTGAATTGAGCAAACGCCCTGAAGCAACACGATTGACCGTCTTGCCACGCACCCTGCGTTTGATGCGCAGATTAGATTGTGCACGTTCAACTACAGCGAGCGCATACTCATTCAATATGTTCTCAAACTCATCTGCCATTACAACTCACTTAAAAAGATTGTGTATGCAGTAGAGGCATTAGCTACAAGTAGTTGGGCAAATCGCTGTGCCTTTACAGGGTCAATAAGTGCCTCACTAACTAGATTGCGGTTAGCTTGTGCAGCATCGTTTGCAGTAGGCCACGTCAATGAGCCGTCAGGGTTTTCTGTTGGCTCAACACTATCCGCACCGCACTTGAATATCACAACGCTGCCTTTGTTATCCACCACAAAATTTTGCCCATCAAAAGTGTATGTCATATCGTTAATAATACTTGGTTGTTTAATATAGCCGCGCTTGTACCTGTTGAGTTGTTTACGAACTTCATCCCCATTTGGTCACCAACTACAACACTTACCGAGTTTACCAAATCACTGAATACACCCGCTGCAGAACCTGCCGCAATGGTTAGGGTCAATGCTTGGTCTACGCTGTTTTTTCGCACCGTGCACACAAGCGAACCCGAAGCGGGTTGTGCTGTGCTAGTCATTACATACAATCGAGTAAGCGTGCCGTTAGTTATCATTGGTGTTCTACGCACAGCATCCGATGCATTGTGGTTAGCTGAACCGCCAAACAAAGCACCAAAGCGAGTAGCCCCCGCAGCCAAAGTATCACCATTAGCAAACTGATATAGAATCGATGTTGCACTGGTAGTGATTCCTAAATCGGTTACCATTTCAGCAGCCGTTCTTGCGGTTACCGTGTTATCCGCATTGATACGCAAATAACGCACAGCACTCGGATTTGGAAGCGTTGCAAGGTTAGTACCTACCGTGGTAAGGCCAATGCTATTTTGTTTGCCATTGAATGTTGACCAGTCCGCGCTACTCAATGCACCACGATTTGCAGCACTTGCCGTAGGTAGATTGAACGTGTGTGTACCTGATGCGCTACTTATTGCAAAGTCAGTCCCGGATGTGCCTACTGCAAAGTTCTGAGTGTTATCGGTTAATCCATTCAAAGAACTTATTCCGATTGCGTAGGTGGTATGCACCTCACCTATGCGACTTGCCTCGGTGTAAAGTGTAACCGTTTTGCCATTGGTGTTCTGAATATCGAACTCAATATGTATGCGGTCGGTAGCAAGTGTGGTTGTTGTAGGGACTGAAATAGCAAACGTGTAGAGGTCTACTACATTACCATTAGTTACCTGTTCAACTGGTGAAGTACCTATAAGCGTGAAACTAGTTCCGTTGTACGTGTATAGTTTAGCAAGTATCTCAGCATGGTTAGCACCCCCTCCTGTTTCACTTAAGTACACATCTATAGTCCACACACCCGAAGGTAACACAAGGTGGTTAGGGCTTCCAACGTTAGTAATAAATCGCGCAATAACGCCTGTAGTCGCACGTGTAAAGTTGGCCGCCGCTCCTGTAGCCGCCGCTGTGCCTAACTGGTAGTAAGTGTTACCACCTATTGTACCTTGTGAAGTATTACCATTGAAGTAGAAGATTTGACCACCACCCCCACCTGTTGATGGTAGAGTACGAAGCGCACCCGTTCCATCTATGTATTGATCTACCGTACCATTGGCAGCAACCGCAAGTGTGCCCGATGTGGTAACGGGCGAACCTGTTACACTAAATGCTGGATTACTTGGTGCAGGCATAGTAAGACCTACGGATGTAACCGTGCCACCACCTCCACCACTTACTGTAGTATATTCTACCTTTCCAGTTGCAGCATCAGTCAAAGTCAATACTTGACCGTTTGTTGCAGTTGCGCCTACTGCAGGCGTCTTAATATAGGTAGCAACCTTGTCCGTTTTAAACTCCTGCGTAGTAGCACCTACCGATTTCATTGAGGCATCATTCGCAGTTATATATAGACGGCTTTCGCTCGGTGGATACTTACCAATAAATACCTCAAAGAATCCTGTAAGCTCCGGGTAAATTTTAAACTCAGTATTGTTTTGCCACAACAGCGTGGTTGAATTTCCCTTGATAGTATTGTTCGTGGTTAGTGTGTTGTCCGTTGTGATTACACTCTGCAAACCTTGTAACGCAGGCTTATTAATGAGGTCGTTATAATCACCCGTGGTTGCAACCGTTGCAAGTGTTGGCTTGTTAAGAATCTGCGCAAGTCCACTAACTGCGTTCCAATCCGAATTAACTTGTCCTGCAGGTATGGTCGGGAATGTTGCTAGTGCCCCATCACCTCGCACGTACTGCGCACTCGTACCCGCTGCAGTTATTGCAAGAGTTCCTGATGTAGTAATTGGTGAACCCGTAACGTTGAAAGCTGCAGGTGTTGTAAGTGCAACCGATGTGACCGTGCCACTACCTCCTGCCGTAGGTGTTGAGGCTATCCATTGCCCGGTGCTCGTGTTATATGTCAGCACCTGCCCGTTTGTTGGCGTTGGTGCGTTTACATCCGTTAAGCTATCCAGTGTTGAAGGTACAAAGGGCTTGTTTAGTATTTGTGCCACCCCACTAGCCGCGTTCCAATCGGAGTTAACCTGTGCTGCAGGTATCGTAGGTTTGTTCAATACTTGAAAGTCACCACTCGTAGCGTTCCAATCTACAGGCGTTTGACGCAACCTGTTACCAACTGCAACAAGTGCCCAATACAAAGTGTTGGTTGGTATGATTGCATCATTGTTAGCTATGCACTGGTAGACGTTTCCGTTATACCATACCCTATCGCCTACTAAATATGGGTTACCCGTGGCTGTTGTGTGGTTAGCATTATATGCTGTACTCACATAATCTACCGTGGCCGTTGCTGCATCTATTGTAACCGAGCCATTGCCTAAGTCGGTTATGGTTATGTTCGTGCCATTAACTAGGTTCAACTTAGTTTGCACTACGTTGTCAACTCCATTAGTCTGCAGCTCGATGCCATAACCTGTGCCACTACCACCGCTGCCACTTGCACCACCTACTGACCATATCGCAGGAATGTCACAAGCACTCCAATCCCAAGGTACTTCAAGTTTAATCGTAAAGGCAACACCCGTAACCGTGTTCTTTTGTTCCTCCATGAATGGCTCAAACACCACGTCATTGACAAGCTGAACATCAAAACCGAATAATTCTAGTCCGTTCTTAACCTCGGCAATAAGGTCTTGACCTAATCGCACACAATCGCTAATGACTTCACGCTGATATTCGGCCTTGTATTCTTTGTCACGGGGTATATCAGCAAACATGATATGGAAACCAAAGTGCATGCCCCCGCTGATTGGCTCAATAGTATCGGGCGTAACGTGCATGAATGGATATTGATCGTCCTGAAGTTGGTCGGCCATATCAATTTGCCCGTGCGTGAATCGCTTAATCAAAAAGTGCCCGGCTGCAAATGCTTCCAGGCGATTGATAAGGACGTTGTAACTATAGTTGTAACTATTCATTAGTGATGTCGTTTTCTCATTTCTACTTTTTGCGTGTATACATAGTCGGCTAAGTATGTAAGGTGGGTGAATACCTCATATACACCACGCTCTGTTACCGCGTCAAACTTTGTTATATCTCGTTCCGCTAGTGATTCAATGATATGAAACCACCCGTAAGCGGCTAAGCCGTCTGGGGTTGTTCCTGCGTCATCTCCTTCACTATCTCCGTTATCTCCTTGGCCAAATATTCGAGGGAACTGTTGTATAGTTCTATTTCTAAACTCGAAAAAAAAAGCAGCACATTCAGTACATGGTCAAGTGTTAGCTGCAATACTTCATCCTCGTACTTCCGTTTGGCGTTAGGGTTGTACGCTTCTATATCGTAATACTTCCCGAACTTAGCCTTGATGGGGCGGTATAGTATGCACATCATTTTATGCGCTGCTACTCCGTTTATCTTGCCGTCTTTGTAGATACCAGTGCAGTGCGTATCAAGGTCAATGTACTCACCAAAGGTTAGTTCATTAAGATTAGGAATAAACCCTAACTCGATTGCACCCACTCGCACCTTGCGTTCAAAGTCATTGCTGCCTAACTTGATTGCAGCTTCAAATCGCATGATGATTTCATCTATTACTTGCGATTGCATCAGGCGTATGTTATCCATACTCTTGCCCGTAATGATACGCACGCGCTCCATCTTATCGACTGCGTTTTGATAGTCGATATACTTGCCAAGTGTTACCGCCTTAGCGTTCGCTGCTATGCTGAACTTAACTTTCATGCTCCGTTGTATTGTAGTTTTTGATTCGTTTTTGTTACAGGTCACCGTGTACTTGAATGATTACCTTTTCACCACCAGCACCAGTTACTTCTTGGCGTTCTACATATCCTCTCTTTTTGCCCTTTGTTTTGAGCCTAAAGATGATTGCAGCTATTTCCCCATCTTCTATTGCTTCCATCAATTTGATTTCAGCACGATCTGTTGCACGCTCATCTTCCACCATTAGGTCTTCAGTCAGTTCAAACTCTTTGATGTACTTATCGGCAGTATGCCAATCGCATTTTAATCTACGGGCTATTTCGGATATGTAACCGCCAGAACCTTGTATAGCCTTTTTAATCTCGGATTTTTGGAAATTGTAAGCCATTGTTTTAGAGTATTGATAGTTGTCTTTTACGCTTTTCAATAAACAAGTTATTGTAAAACATTGGTGATTTATATATCTTATTGATAAACTTTTCTGCTTCCGCGTGCGTTTCCTTTTGGTTGTACATATTGCTTAGATACTTAAACAAAAATGGTATTTCGTCAATGAGTAACTTAGCTATCATCTCGTTCAGTTGACCACCATACACTTTAAACTCTTTGTACTTTAGGTTTAGCTTATATACATATTCCGCATCATACATGGTGTATTTTTTCTCTCGTTGCGTATATATTCTTTTTGCTTTGCCGGCTAATGGAGTTTGCCAACCACCACCACCAACCACTAAATTCATCACATGTTGAAGTTTAAGGAAAGCAGGATTAACATGTGACGCTTCGGCTGCTAATACTTCTTTACGTGTTTCGTAATGACTAAGAATCTCCTTAGTAAAGTTATCCCAACCATGCTTTTCAATCTTTCTTTTCAGCAAAGTACCCGAACCTTTATATCCATCATTTAGGTTATCTGTACTATGTACACCAATATATACACTATTATCAATATTGCATGTTACCTTGTATAGGTAGTTGTATTTTTTTTCTTTCATAGCTTATTTGCCTTCATTCACTTTACCTAGCTGCCTTCTAAACTCGTTTATTAGATCGCGGATACACGATGCACACCCGCTAGGCTTTTCGTGTTTCTTTGTCACTTTGCTATACCAGTAGTAAAGCAGTTGCAAATCGTCCTGTTCTATCTTGTTAGCTTTGTTTACTCGGTGAATAAACTCATCTAACTGGCGTATCTCTTCAGGTTTCATATCAATAGCAAACCATTTGTGTGCTGGGCATGATGTAAAACGAAACTTTGTCTTTACATCCATAAAGCAACCGCACAGCGTTATCTTTTCCTTGTAGTAAGTTACATCATTCTCTTCCGGGTTGACTGTGCCACCGATTAAAGGTGTGCCGCAAGTACCGAAAGTGCCTTGGTAGAACTTACATTTTTTGCAAATCGCCAGCCTCTCTCTCTGAATGTGCAATGGCGCGTTGAAGTTTAACATACTCTCGTATTCTTTTAAGTGCCCTATGTATTGATGTGCGTAGATAGGCATAGGGTATACCTGTTTCTTTGCTTAGTTCTTTGTAATCAAAATCGGGTTTAGAGTATAGGCGTAACAAGATAGCATCAAACTCATTCATGCGCCCGATTGCGCTGTATAAATACTCCCCATCTATAAACGCACCTATCCACGTTTCATCTTGTTTGGTATCTTCTACCTGTTTATCTATATGAAGCTCGTAGTATTTGCGGTACTTCATGGCGTAGTCACTGCGTGCGCTGTGCCATGATAGCCAAATAGCCCTGTTGATGTATGCTTCTACCTTGCCACGACAAACTATATCTTTTATGTCCTGTTCAGGTCTATCCATTAGCCGGGCAAGTACCTCGTGCAATAAATCACTTCCCTTGTTTTTATCGTGAGCAAGCCTTGTGGCCTTGTCAAGCCATGCGTTATAATGCTTTGATATGTTGACACTTATACAGCTATCCAAAAATATTCACGAAATAATTTGCATACTGAAAATTCTTGCTTAGATTTGCCCACATCAATACAAAGGTAATCAAAAACAAAAGTAAATGAATCATTTTAAGTTTGACCATGAGAGCAGCATTATCCCTGCACTACTTACAATCGAGGTAAGCTACAATCCGCACTACCGTGAGGCCACTTATGATAGCCCGGCTGAGTTTGATGCAGACGATGTATCCTACCGAGTGCTGTGCGAGAAGTTAGACATGACTGATTGCATAGACAATTCAAACTACCGCGAGTTGCACGATGAGATAGCTAACGCGGTTGACAGTGAAATTTCAAACCATTTTTTTAATCTTTAATAAATCAATACAATGACACAAACTATTGAGGTTAACACCTACCATCCAGTAGTAAACGGAACTACTGAAATCACACTACCTTACTACTACACCTGTGGTAACTTTGGACATGTCTACTGCTGTATGTCTGCAGACATGGTGCTTACTACCGTAATGAGTTACGCTACCAACAAGCAAATCGAGGTGCGTAAGTACGACGATATTTCACAGGTCAAGTCACGTTTGGAGATTGATATGCGCGACAAGCTATATAAGTCTATTGATGACGCTGTGTTTATGCATATGTTTAGCGAGGCTCACCGCGAAGTGTTCTACGCTGTTAATCCTGAACTCAAACCAAAGCTATGAGAAAGCACAATAAACTAAATGGGTTGATCGCGAAGACAGTGGGCAGTAATGCTGCCCTACTTCGTGCGATGCGCAAGAGCAGCACGCCCATATCAGACCGCACACTTTACAACTGGTTGTATGATGCTAAGACTATCAAGCTGCAACAACTCATTAACCTGTCAAAGGCTATGGATGTGCCGGTGTGCGAACTAATCAAATCAATAACAATCAAAAACGAAGGTGATGAATAACTTAAAAAGAGTACTAATCAAACCACATGCAAAGAAGCTACGTAAGGACACCATACCAACGCGCAGCGACATCCTTTACATCGTAAAGAACTTTGATAAACTTAGCTTTGAACAGATACGCAAGAACTTAAACGTAAGTAATGCCAAACTGATTCAATGGTGCAAGTTCATCTTTACCACTGATAAGAAAGAGGCTAAGTGGAATGAGATGAATAAGAAGCTAGATGAGTTAGAGTTCTACGAAGAGTTTACCGATTCAATGCAGAGCGAATACGATGTGCACGACATACGTAGGATAAATGGCAAAAACATGTACATAGTTAAAAAAAAGATAGTCAACGAGAATCGTATGTGCTATCTAATTACTATCAATAACATGAACAGCATGATTGTGCGCTTTGATATACCAGTTGAGCGCACCTCGGTAAGCTATTGCCCGATATCACTTGGCTGTGATTACGATGTTCATTCGTTGGGCCATTGGGAATACCAACAACTTGAAAAGGATTTGCCCGTGATCCACTTGGAGGCGGATGAAGATTACATCGGTAAGTTTTGGTTAGCCATATCTAATACCATTAATGCATGAAGCACGAGGAAAGCAAGATACAACAACGCTGCGTGGAGTGGTTTCGCTATTCATTCCCTCGCGTATTAATCGCTTCCTTCCCTAATGGTGTGTACATAGGTGGTACACCTGTGCAAAGAGCGCGTAGATGGAATTTGTTGAAAGCAGAAGGTGCTATGCCCGGTATGCCCGATTTGATGATCTGCATGAGTAGTGGACCATACCATGCACTATTCATCGAAATGAAAACCGAAAAGGGTAAACTATCCGACACACAAAAAATCGTTCACGCACAGCTTATCAATGCAGGTTATGCAGTCAAGGTGTGCAGGTCATTTGAAGAATTCACAATAACAATTAAAACATATTTAGAGCAATGAGCAAGACAAAGGAAAAGTATATGAACGCAATGCTGTATGCATGTGGACAACCTGAGTTCAATTCACGGGAATTTGCCAAGGCATTCAAGATAAGCCACAACGTAATCACAGCCATGCACGAATTAGGCTTAGTGCAAAAGGTAGGCAATGGCAAGTATTGTTGGATCATTAGACGCGAACCATTGACATCGGATGTTGTCGCTATTCGTAAACGTTTGGCTGCATATAGCGCAACCGCTCGTCAAAGCAATGGCCAATTAAAGCTAACACCAATCAAACGTGTTGAGCGAACAGAGCCAGTGCGTGTGCAGGAAGAAGTGATACACGACACAAGCAATAGCAAGGTGATTATAATCTTGGCGGTTGGTGCAATAGTAGGTTTCTTAATCGCTACAATTATTTGGAAGTAGATATAGTTTGACTATATTTGCAATGCTACCCAGTATGAAAAACATTTTAAATCCCATCACTACCGCATTGCCATAGCACATCCGTGCGCTGGGTAGCCTTTGTGTGTAGTGGTGGGTATTTAGTTTTATGAAAGACCCGGCATTTCTTTTTTATTCATCCGATTTTCTTTCGGGTGTGCAGGACTTGACCATGGAAGAACGCGGTCAATACATCACCCTGCTATGCTTGCAACATCAAAAGGGTCACCTTACCGAAAAGATGATACGGCTATGCTGCGGCAATGCCGCGGCAGATGTCATGGCAAAGTTTCGGCAGGATGATGATGGACTTTTTTTTAACGAACGTCTTGAGATTGAAGTAGGTAAGCGTAAAGCCCATACTGAAAAGCAGCGTATACGTGCTATTGATGGATGGAAAAAAAGAAAAAATCAAGACTGTGATACAGATGCCACGGCATCTACCACGGCAAATGCCACGGCATTGCCTTTAGAAAATAGAAATGAAAATGAAAATAGAAATGAAATTATAGTTGAAGATGCAAATGAAAAAAAGACTACGCGCAAAAAGTTTGTGAAGCCACATGAGAATGATGTCTACAACCTGATGGGCGAACTGAATGCAGCAGGTAGGAATTTCATGAGCGAAGTGCAGTTAGTTAATTTTGCTCGCACGTTTATGGATCACTACGAAGCCAATGGATGGATAGTAGGTAAGACCGCTATGAAGGATTGGCAAAGCACAGTTAAGAACTGGATGCGCCGGGAATGGGATAAAATTAAAAATCAAAAATCATATGGCAAACAATCAAATTCAACAGCAGACAGCATTGCAAAAGCTAACCAACTTTTCCGCGATGCAGTCGCTATCAGTCGAGCACGCGATGAAGCAAGACAAGATAGCACTACTTCGTAAACTTGACCGCACAACCACAAAGATTAAAATCATGGAGCTGGTTACACGATGTACCCAACTGCTCAATGTACAGAACAACATGAACGCACTTCAGATTGAATTCTGTGCTGAAAACATTCTCGATAAGATGTGGATGTATAGCCTTGAAGATATCCAGTTGTGTTTAGATCGTGGTGCAATTGGTGCTTATGGCACGATATACAACCGCATTGACCCGGCAACAATCCTTGCGTGGTTTCCATTGTACGATGCACAACGCCAACTTGTTATTGATGGAATCAATGAGAATGAAAAGCAATCCAACAACATCTACGAAATGTTCCAACACCCGCAGGTGAAGGAAGCTATACAGACCGCGGCGGATAAGTTGAAGATAGAAGAAGCCCCGGCACAAGAAGCAAAGCGTACCAAGCCGTCACGGTTTGAACAAATGCTCATGGACGAGTATGATGAGTTGCCTACATGGGACAATGATATGCGCTTCCGCGTGTACAACAACCGCCCTTACCAGTTCACGGAGTACAGGAAGGAACGCTACCGGGAATTGATTGAACAGCAAAATGAGTATTGATATGGAATACGATATCGCAAAAGAGAATCAACTTCTCCGTAAATTATTTATCTTAGCGGCAAAGCGTAGTATGCGCCCATCAATGGCAGATAACCAGGCGATGTGGTTAATACTTGCGGAACTATACCAACTGACAGGTAATGAACTTTACAAACTATGACCGTAGCTGAACTGCTCACCGCTCTTAACGAGTACGAAGATGATGTTGAAGTAATGGTAGGTTACTTGAATGGAAGCACGATAATGGGCACGGACTTTACACTACTAGAATCAGTTGATCAAGATAACAGGCAACCGCTTGTGTTGCTAATGACCGAGGAATACAAACACATATTTAATTAAACACAATGAGTAACTACACACACAAGCCCGGCACAGGAGTGCTATTCAAAAACGACAAAAAGACTTCACCGAATCAACCCGATATGACAGGTGCGGGTGCAGATGAATTAGGGAATCAAATACGCATAGCTGCATGGACTAAAGAAGGTAAGAACGGTGTTAAGTATCTATCTTGGAAAATTAGTCCTATGCAAGAATCTAACGTAAATAATGAACCTGAAAGAGGCAATGATTTGCCCTTCTAATGATTGAATATCTACCGAAACAAAATGAGGCACTGCGCGTACTGGGTAACTCACACCCGGCACGTGTGGTGCTATTCGGAGGTGCAGCGGGTGGGTCGAAGTCATTTATCGGTTGCGCGTGGCAGATAAGCCGTAGGTATAAGTATCCAGGCACGCGTGGTTTGATAGGTCGTAGTAAACTTGACACTCTCAAAAAGACAACTCTCAAGACTTTCTTTGAGGTTGCACAGATGTTTGGACTTGCACCTAACGAGCATTACACCATTAACAACCAAACGCATGTTATAACTTTTGCCAATGGTAGTGAAATAATCCTGAAGGACTTGTTTGCGTATCCATCAGACCCGGAGTTTCATGCGCTAGGTGGTCTTGAGTTGACAGATGCATATGTGGATGAAAGCGCACAGGTCAGCAAGCGTGCAATAGACATCCTGCAATCACGTATTCGATACAAGCTAAAGCAATATGATCTTAAACCAAAGATGCTACTCACTTGCAATCCGTCCAAAGGATGGCTTTACAATGAGTTCTACGCACCATTCAAGAATGATTCGTTACCGCCACACCTTGCGTTCATTCCTTCGCTACCTACAGACAACCCACACCTGCCCGAATCCTATCTTGAAACCTTACGCATGTTGCCCGAAGTAGATAGGCGAAGGCTGCTTGATGGTGACTGGGAATACGATGAGAGCATTGACAACCTATATCAGTACGATGATTTGGTGCGCTGCTTCCGAGATGAAGAAAGCAAAGGTGATAAGTACATCAGTGCCGACATCGCACGACTAGGAAAAGACCGCACAGTTATTTGCGTGTGGCATGGTTTACACCTTATCGAGATACACGAGCTGCGTAAGCAGCCAATAACAACAGTTGTCACTACCATACGCCAACTATGCGAAAGGCACAGCGTGAGATTAACCAACGTGATCTGTGACGAGGATGGTGTAGGTGGTGGTGTAGTCGATAGCTTGAAGTGCCGAGGGTTTCTTAATGGTGGGCGTGCTAAGCAACCCGATAAGTTCACCAATCAAAAGGCCGAGTGCTATTTCAAGTTAGCAGAATTAATCGAACAGAACAAAGTCGTATTCAAAGTGCAATCCTTCCGGGATGTAATCGTACAAGAACTGGACATGATACGCAGGCGCACTCCCGAAGCCGATGGCAAACTCGCTGTGATAAGTAAAGACGAGATAGCACGTATGCACGGGAAGTCTCCCGATTACGCCGATGCCATCATGATGCGGATGTACTTTGAACTATTCCCTAACTACGGCTCCTATTCGTGGGCGTAGGGACAAATTGTCCCCATCAATTTTAACAATTTTTAACAGGGTGTGTGTAATTATTTGCAGTACATTTGGCTATCAATTTAAAACAATACACAATGAAAACAGCATCTACAATCCTTCGCTACGTTGTAGCCATTATTATCATTTTTGCAATCCTTTCTTATTGCCAAGAGCTCAACGATTGCCTCGCTAAGTATTAATCTAAAATCAATAATAACATGAACTTTCACAAAGACAACCTAGAAGCACTGCAAAAGTTTCAGCAGATGCTGAATGCAGAACCTGATGAAGCGGGTATTGAATCCACACCCGATAAGAAAGCACGCACGCTAGTCATTAGCCACGTAGAAACCACCTTAGATGAACTATTTTTTGGGCACTGGCGTACTGAGAACTTTAAGTGGGCGGTATTAGCCAACGAAGTGCAGGCATCAATGGAGCTTGTAGTGATCCATCCGATAAGCGGTTATGAACTCAAACGTACCGGGGCGGCCTCGGTTATTATCATGGTTGACCGTGTGCCCGATGACGTTACAGGAACGGAACGCAATAGATGGGCATTAAACCCCGATAATAAAAAAGCTAATGCAATGGACTTGGCCTTTGGTAAACTCAAAGCAGAGTGCCTTAAAAACGCAGCATTGTCATTAGGCAAAGTGTTTGGCCGTGACCTTAACCGCAAGAACAAGGATACTTACAAGCCATTCAAGTTAAAAGGTGCGCTAGGTCGTGGGCATGAGCAGGATGTAGCGTATGTGCGCGAACTTATCCAGCAAGCAACCGACATTACGCAGCTTCACAAAATATTTAAGGCTTGCAGTCCTGAAGTCCTAGCCGAGGTTGGCGATGAACTCAATACCAAGAAAGAACAATATGGCATCGTGTAAATGTTAAAATTTATAGCAGTTGTCAAGGATTACTTGACAGCTGTTATATTTACACCATCAATCAATAATAACATGAACAACACATTATTCAGAGCGTCACAACTTGGTAAGTTGATGACCGATGCACGAACCAAATCAGGTTTGAGCGAAACCACAAAGAGCGCATTACTGGAAGTCTACGTACAACAGAAGTACAACCGCTACAAAGAGATTAGCAATAAGTACATTGAGAAAGGTCTAGCCGTGGAAAATGATGCCATTGATATGTGGCGCAGGCACCGCGGTGAAATCGTATTCAAGAATGAAGAGATGTTCACTAACGAGTACATCAAAGGCACGCCCGATTTGCTTATCAAAGATGATGAGACAGGACTTGTGGTGAACGTGCCCGATATCAAATCAAGTTGGGACATTCATACCTTTATGGATGCAAAGACTAGCGATATCAGCAAAGATTACTACTGGCAAGGTCAAGCCTATTGTTGGCTCACAGGCGCACCACGTGCCACGTTCTGCTACGTGCTAGTGAGCGCACCGATTGAAATGATTAATGATGAAAAGTACAGATTATCGCGCAGACTAAATCTTATTGATCCACAAGGTGACCCTGTATTTATAAAGAAGGCAAAGAGCATCGAGCGCAATATGATATACGACATGCCACGATTCATGCGCGAATACCCGGATGCAAACCTAGAAACACCACGTGACGAGTGGGCGTTTGATATACCCATCGCTGAACGCATCCACGAAAAAGTTGTGGAGTTTGACCAAGCAGCAATCGCAAAGCTTCAAGAACGTGTACCAATGTGGCGTGAATACCTTAATACCTTAGCACTATGAGTAATCTAACCGCACTACAACAGGCAATGCGAATCGTGGAGAAGCACGCCCACAATCTATTCAATGTATACAATGCAGATAGTCGTGCGTTTCTTGATGAAATGTCAAAGTGTTTGGAACTGGAGCAATGGCAGATTGAACAGGCATATGATAAAGGACACAGCGATGCTTTCCATGGAAAACATAAAAAAGAAAATTACTACAACGAAACATACAAAGGAGGTGAGCAATGAGTGAAATAATTCCGTTGATAGGTGCTATCTCTTGCTTGTTAGTAGTTGTGTACTATTATCAAAAATTGAGTAATAAAATCGGAGGAGGTGAGCAATGACTACTGACCAACTAAAAGACCACGTGCGCAATTCGATGCAGCACTACTACAACAAAGAGCAAGTGATACAATTAATAAACAAGCTAACAGATGAAAGCAAAAGAAAAGGCATGGCAACTGTACTCGAACTATTTTGACATCATTGAGAATGGTAAGCAGGAAGGCGAGTTAGTAGAGGCCCATATCAAAGCCGTGAACGCTGCGCTGTTCTGCGTAGATGAAGCACTATTAAACGCACCTACGGACATCGTAAATGACTTTGAAGGAACCGGGGAATACTACAGCGTCAAAGCGTACTACATGCACGTTAAAAACGAAATACTTAAACTCAATGCGACGAAGGGTAACTAAATCAGTTGAGGTGCTCAAGTTAGAACGGGTTGCACTACTTACCATGTTTGCTGACGCAAAGACTAAGTATCTCAAAGATAACTTAAATCATAAAATTAAATCGGTCAATAAAGACCTTTATACATTAACTAAAGAAACAAAATGGCTATGAGTGAAGATAAAAAAGAAACCGCTATGCGTACACTGAGCAAATCACTAAGGCGCAGGTTCCAAGGCCCAACGGTAAACATATCTTGGGTTGAACTGGATGCGTTCATGATGAAAGCGCAAACACGCGAATTGACCAACCTGGTTAATTCATACAACGAAGGCTACACAGATTGTAAAGCAGGACTACCAAACAAAGCAGAAAATGAAAGCAACACTAACGTTTGACCTAACAGATGACCAGCACTCTTTCGATTGTGCAATCAATGGCAAAAAGTATTATGATATACTCGATGAAGTAAGGCAGCACTTACGCAGCCTTGAAAAATACCAAGACCTTACAGAAGAGCAGTACGAAATAATAGGTAAGGTGCGCCAATGGCTGCATGAGCAATTACTCGATGCCGGTATAGCCGATAATTTTTAGACATTGGTTAGACATTCTTAGACATTATGCGCTACCTAATCCTTAGCAGCGGCCGCATTATTGCTGCACCTTGCGATAGCCTTGCTTCCATAAAAACCTACCAAGTGCCTCACCTTCAGCATCAACTTTCTCCTCACTCCATTCAGGTTGTATGTGATGTAGATACTCATGGACAAGTACAATAAGATAACGCATAGGTGGCAACGTTGGGTCTATCTCGATTACGTTATCGCAGTACAACCCATCAGCCTTCTCCCTACCGAGTTTGCGCTGTACGACTTTTGGATGTGGCTTGCCTTTCATTGTGCTATATTTGCGACTTAGTGTGATGTGTTCATTGCATTATTGTTTTTGTTATTAGATTGATACAACTAGGCTCCTAACGTGGAGCCTTTTTGTTATCTAATCTTGCCATTGACAATTCTGTAATTACTTACTTCAAAATCTCCAGTGTCCATCACCCGCACGTGTGCAAACCCGTGGTGGTGTTTATTGATGGGCATGTAGTCCGGGTGCAACTCGCACAGGCATGCCACGCTCCAACAGGTTGTTATCTTGCCGTTGATGTTTGGCTCCGTGTGTTCACTCGCCTGGTGGTGGTGTCCGCACAATGCGCTATCCTTAGCACGTAAAAACAAACCACGCGCAATGTTTACTGGACTGAATACCGATGCACCCAGTTCATGCCCGTGCAATATGGTTAGCTTCCCGGCGTGGATTATTTGCTTATCGGGAATAAACGTGATGTTGTGTTGATCTAAGTGCATGAGTGATTCAAAATTGAACTCGTCCATGCCCAAAAGGTCAGGTGCATTGCGCATGATGTAGTGGTCATACCTTACATCGTGGTTGCCGCACTTGTAATATATAGCAGCTGCAGGGAATAGCTTGCGTAATGTGGCTAAAAACTGCCTTGTCATTAGCACCTCATGCCCAAAGTTGCGCTTACGCGGGTCTTTTTCAAAGCGACTGATAGCATAAAAGTCAATGATGTCACCATTAAGCAGTATTGTGTTAACCTCATTCTCCAGTCCGTACTTGAGCGCAAGCGTTAACGCCTGTATGTTGTGGTATGGCACGTGAATATCCGAAAGCAACAGGATGTTGTTGTGATTAATCGGTAGCTTAAATGGTTTATAGTTCGATTCCTGTGATGGTGGTAGGTCCAGAGGGTTGCTCGATTCAGGAACTAACTCATTAACCATATTGTTGAAGTCAGCAAATTGGTCTGTTAGCTTGGACAGGTTACCTTTTACAGCGGTTTTAAGCGATGCTGTTGGTTGCAGGTTGTGTCTTTTACGCCAAGTAAAGTACAATCGCTCAAATGAGCTGTATTGCATTGTAATCTTGTGGCGTTTCATTGCAGCACGAAGGCGGTCTGCTATCGTACCCTCACCTGCGTGTATCTCTTTATAGACTTCCGCATATTGTCCCTGCATGTAGTGTTATTTAGTGCCTCTGATAAACCCGGCTAACTCCGCAAGATTGGTGCTGATAGTCAAGTTCTGCGCAGCAATAACATCAATCTTCTTTTCGAGCTTATCAATGGCTTTGTTTTGTTCGTCTTTCATAACGTTTAGCTTGGTGTTAAACTCGTCTTTGGTTTCTTTAATGGATTCTGATAGCATCGTGACTTCGCGTTTGTGATATGATTCTACTTTGCCCAGTGCGCTCGACACCTTCACAACATCACGCTTCAATGCGTAGTACAACCCCGTGAGCGATACAGCACCACCAATAATTGTTATGATATCTCTTGGCTGAATGTCCATGTTTATAGTATTGCAAAATATATAGTAGAAAAAGCTAAGGCTGTGACACCTAAAGTTATGGCTGTGTTAGAAATTATTAACCGCCTGTTGCGTTTCTTTAGTTCGGCAATCTCGTTGTCTTTCTCAGTAGCTACGGCCTTGTCGATGCTTTGCTTATTCTTATAGATTTCAGCTAAGGTTTCATAACTCGCTGCTTGAATGCCTGTAATCTTTGCGTAGTATGTAACTTTCAACCGCTCCATCTGATACAAACTGTCTATTTCCTGTGCTGTGTTATACCAGTACAGCATGCTATTGTAGTTGAGACTGAAAAGTTGCTGATCGTAAGTTGTAAGTTCGGGTGTAAAATCCTGCTTTGAGTAGGCTGTCCGATTTTTTGAGCGTTGTGCGGAACTGGTTATTGGTAGCACTAGGACTAGCAGAAAGAATGTTATAGGTTTCATTGCGGTAGATTTCATTAGTGATTTGTTGCTGTTGGATAATGGTATCTTGATGCACCTGTAGTGAATCAATCTTAGCAAATAGGCTATCGGTTTTGGAGTTGTTTACTTGAATGATTTGGTAGAGTGAATCATTGACATCCTGTAACCTTTTTACTGCAGGATTTGTTACGGGCCTATTGCAGGTACGCACGCTGAATATCACAGCCAGTGCAAGAATGGTAATACCTAGGCCGATGCCTAGCTTTGTCTTTTTCCCCATCGTGTTATGTGTAATTGTTTAGTTAGTGGGCGAATCTTATAGTACACTCCGTCACGTGTACGGCTATCGCGCATGCCCTGTTCGTTGGTGTTGCCCTCAATGGTGCGCACAGAATACTTGCCAACCTTGTCAACTATGCCTGTGTGCCCGATGCCCTTGTACCTTTTACCCTTAAAGCTATTGTAGCTTAACGTCATTACAAGCACGTCCCTATCACTAAACGCTTGCACAAACTTGCCCTCGGTGAATACTACGTCATTGCGGTTATACGCAGTAGGTGACCAACCTGTGATTGTGTGCGGGATGCCACACTCATCGAGCATAGCCATGACAAAGAAAGAACACCATGCATAGCCGGGCTTCCAACCTTCTTGCTTCATTAGGATAAGCAAAGCACGGTCGTTAAACCCCATGTTATTGCCGCCCTTTTCTTTTACACCCACGAATGAACTAGCCGTTACCCTTACGCAGTAACCGTCATCAGCATGTGTAAAATATACAGGTATGCAGCAAAGTAGAATGCATATAAGAGCAGGTATAAGACAACCTTTTGCCATGTGGTTAGATAGGTGTTTATTTCATACTTAACTTCCTTGTTATATATCTCCCTTTGTAGTGCCCGAAAATTGAATCTAATGCCCAAGAAAACCACAAAGTTGGCAAATACCATCACCATTGCAGCCAATACAATATACTGGATGTATTCGGTACTTATAAGCGCGTCACCAAAGTAAGCAACCGATACCGTACCCGATACAGCAAATAGCAAAAAGGCAAGTGGTATAGACCAAAAGCCATCGAATAACTGCAGCTTGTAGCGCAGTCCCTTAAAGTCAACCTTATTTGGTTGTGCGCTTGTCTGCTTCTTTGTTGGCATTGGCTCGTAGTTTTAATGATAGTTCACGCTCATACTTGCGTAAACGCTCAGTGTAGTCTTGCTTCAATGTTTTCTTATCACTCATGGTATGCGATTAATAATGTTACGTGAGTAAGTAGGACGGAATGAAGTTGATGTATTACCAGTGCTAAATTGATAGTTCAGTGTGTTGGTCACGTCCGTACGTGGTGAACGGTCGGGCCATTGCGCGGTTGAGTATTCCGGGAATAAAGCAGTATTAGCACACAAGTAATCGACTAGCAACGTAGTGTAGTGCTGCGCGTTTTGGCGTGCACGATCTATCATATCCTTCATAACCGAATCCGATATAGGCACAGTGTCCTCGGACTGGCGTTGCACTAGCGTGCCATTGTCCATACGGTAGCAAAGGTTTGGCGTTACGTCCACGAGTACCCACCACAACAACATCTTTTGGATGTAATCTTCTAACAAGATTTGATAGTTACCTGCAATCGTGTTAGCGGCTACATCGGCCTTAATCTTATTGAGCAAATCAGTTCCCAAAAAGGGAAGCAACCACTTGTCCTGTGCAAGGTAGATGGATGGGTAAAGTAAGTTAGGGTCAACACTACCGTTTACCGTGCTATACTTCTTTATATAATTCTCAGAGATTAATAATACTTCAGCCATAGTTGTATTTATTGGTTACCGTAAATAGGGTTTGTTGGAAGGAAGCCGTTATAGGGCATGTCCTCAGGTAGCTTAGCCACGAGTGAGTTATTACGTACCTTGTATCCCATACGCTCGGCAAGTGATACAGCAATACGTTTTGCATCGGGGTCATTCGGGTTAATCTTTGCACCCTTGGCATCTACATATACACGCTTTTCCCAAAAGTGTTTGCAGTTACCACCGCCTTTGTAAAACCAAATGTCATATGTATTCGCACCTTCAGGGCCCCAACCCGGATTAACCGCCACATTCTCCATTGCTACTATATCTTCTTTGCGGTATAGCTTACCTGCTTCCATCATCTTCTTACAGAATGGGCGCATATTATCATGGCTAAAGCTACCTGCGTAAACGTAACGAGTAATAAAGTACTTGCCGTCGATAATAGCATCTTGCTCACTCTTTGCAGCTGGTCGAGCTGCGCCCGTGCGAACCGCAAACTCATGCTCAATCTCTTCATCTGCGTTATAGCTGTCTATCAATATCCACTCTTCTTTCCAATCTTCACCTAATGCGATAAGGGCATCACCTGCAGTGTCAGCTACTTTTTTTTTTTCGTCACTCATGATGACCTCCTGCGGTTGCAAGCTACCCGGCAACACATCGGCAAAGATTGCGTCTACGGTTGTCGCAGGTAACGTTGGGAATGCAGCACTTACAATCGCCTTCGCACTTGTCACAGGCACAGCACCTGCAGCACTTTGCATTACAATGTCCACCAGTGAACTAATCTGCGCACCATTTAATGCAGTGGCGGCAACATCAGCCGTTGCACCACCTGTTGCGTCTACAACAACCTCGGCCTCTTCAATAGCAAGTGGCGTGTTAGGTATAATCTCAAACGTCACACCCGGCAATTGATTACTCAATAACTCCTCGATGCTGCTATTTATCTTCTCTTGGTATGGTTGAATAACTTGCTTATTGAATATCTCAAGACCTGTGGTCATTTCATCCTTATTACTACCGAAGCCTGATGTTTCGCGAATACCAAAAAGCAAAGGCGTAGTAACACGGTGTGCTGTGATTATCTTTTGCGTTGCGGTAGTATCCATTAATTGATACTGCTTGTCCGCATCATTCACAGGGAATGGTGTGATTTCAGTCTTGGGTTGATCACGTTCGTTAAAGAACATCACCACCTTACCTGCATTACGTGCACCGCTCATCTTGTTCTCCCAGTCCATCATCATTTGTTGCTTTTGCTCAGGCGTTGCTTGGCCATTGTAGAAGTTGATAATGGTTGAAGGGAATAAACCGTTGCTAATTTGGTTGATATGAAAGATAGAAATCTGCTTATCTAACTCAATGTAATTAATCGCACTCCAATAATCGGGACGAGGGTATACATCGCTACCTGTGTAGGTAAAGCACCAATAGATTTGGCGCGGCTCCTGTTCACGTGTTAGGTAGTTATACTTTGGAATGAATTCAGGAGTGTTCTTTTTCTTGCGTGTGTTGCTCCAGTCGTAGCTGTGAAAAATACCTATCTCGCTATCGTCATCTTGATTCACCGCAATGCGGCACTCTTCAAATGGTATCGCGTTTAACTTTGATATAACTGTACGGTCGTTGCTCCAAATTACTTCAATAAAAAAACCACCAAACAACTTTAAGTCGTGGGCGGCTGCATAGGTCAAAGTATTTATATCAAGTGCATCTAATTCCGCTTGATACTGCTCAGACTTAATACCCTTCCCGGCTATCATGTCACCAATGGCAACAACCAAACTACCATGTACTGGTGATTCGTGGGCAAGGTCACGTAAGTATTGTGGAAAATCATTTTGATCACCATAGTTAACCCAACCTTTGCGGTCAAGTTTCTCGGCATCGGACTTAGCTACATACTCGCTAAGTTTCAATGATACTATATTGCTTTCGTTATGGCTCATAGATTATATCATTTGGTATTATACTAACTGGTACATCAAACCATGTAGTATTCTGATTTAATACAGCGTAACCACGCTCCACCAAACCAATAACAAGACCACTTGCCGGGTCAATATTACTATTAGAGTTTTGGCCGTACACTTCATACCTGTATCTGCCCGCTAAGGTAAGGCCAACCGTCGTGATTTCAAGTTGCGTTATGCGTGTATTCTCGTTAAGTATGGTGGCAACCTGTGCAAGTTTGTTGCCCGTGGTGCTATTTTCTTCGTGCGTTAGCACAATCAAATAGTCTGTATATGGTGTGGCAAAGTATTGCCGTGCTTCGTCAAGTGACAAAAACACTTGCTGTGTTGGTGTGTTGGTCTGTAAATATATCATGCTACTTTATTTAAAAAGGGGCAAGTAAAAACCTGCCCCCTTTAGAATACAACAAGAACACAACGGAAAACTATCTTAGTAAGCAGGGCTTACAGTAATACCGGCGAAGTTGTCGAATGGTACTGAAGTGAAAGGCTCAAGGTGTACAGCAGGTTCAAGATTCTCTGCTGTAGTAGTCACTTGGTAACCCATCAAATCCGCTTTCTGCTGTCCTGATTGAACAGTACCTGCAGTAAGCTGTGCACCTTCAGTTGTACCTACCAACAATATTTGGTCATCATTGGTGCGTACAAACACAATCATCTTAGCCTTGGCAACATTCAAAAACTCGTTGCGCATATCTTGGTTCAACTTACCAAAAGTCCAACCAACTTCTTGTGAGAAGTAAAGCGTACCTGTTTCCAAGTTTTTGTTTACAGTCTCAATGTAAGAACCGCTGTTGCGGAATGGAACGTAACGATAGATAGTAGCCGTAGGCAATCCATCAACTTGACCTGTTACAGCATCGTAAGTAACGCCCGATACAAAATCGTTACCCGATACTGGGTCAGTGTAGTTAGCAATCAAAACTTCCTTGACACCTCCGATACCTTCAAGGCATCCGAGTGTAAAACCTGTAGTTAATTCACAAGCCATAGCTATGTATATTTTATAGAGTTTAAAGGGGGTTGTTACGCCCCCTTTGTTATTTTAATTATGCGCCCCAGTAGGTGATGTCTTCACCAACTGCAATCTGAGCACCCAAGTAGAAACGTGCACCGTAACGTACGTTCTGTGATCCATCCAAGTTCTGCATATCCAAGATGAACACTTCGTTCATTTGGTTCTCCTGCCATGTACCCAACATCAAGTTGCTAGGTTGAGCGAAGATGATGTTGTTCGCAGTCATACCCGGACAAACGTAGATTTCGTACATACCTACGAAACGCTTGCTAACTTCAGGACCACCTGTCAAGTACCAACCATTACCTGCAGCGATTTGCGCTTGCATGTATGATTCCCAAGCAGCCTGTCCCATGTAAATAGCTGGTTTCTCAGCAGCACCTTTAACTGCTGCAGGAGCGGTGTTGATTACGTCCCAAATAGTTGCAATGATGTTGCTGTCATTGAGTGCACCTGAACCTGCAGACACAGCACCTGAACCACCTGCCTTAATCAATGTTTCAAAACCATCGTATTGACCAGCTGTTGCGTTAACACCTGACCACATGATAGTTTCGTTAGCTGCAGCGATACCACCTACCAAACGGCCAATGATAGCGTCTTGGATTTGGGTGTTTACACGGCCGCTCATTACATCTGCAGTAGTCCAGTCAATAAAGAAGTCCTTCTTACAGATTTGACGTTGAACTTGGAACTCTTCCAAGGTCAAGATGCGCTCAGTCAAAGTGATTGTACCTGTTGGGGTAAAGTCACATGTACCTGCAGCGAAAGTTACAGTGTCATCAATTTTACGTACTACTGATTTGTAAGGTACGTTTGGCTTCATTGTCACGTACTGAGTTGATACGTTAGACAACAGAGCCTTTGCTACGATTTCACCAGCTAATTCACCTGCATAGGTGGTGGTGAGTGAAGTTGTTGTTGGCATACTAAATTTAAATTATGAGGTGAATTATTTACTTTGTTTAGAGCGAATGCTTTCCATAAAGTCGCTGAAAGAGTTACCATTCGATGCAACTAAAGGCTGCGCATTCTTTTTAAATTCTTGTGACTTTACAGATGGTACTGCAGGAGCCTTCTTAACTGAAGCGAGTTCAGCCTTCACAGCATCCGCGTCCTTCTTAGCGTTTTCTACTGCAGCGGCTAGTTCAGTTTTTTCAACTTCTAGCGCGGCAATGCGCTCAGACAATTGACCGATTACGGCTACGAGGTCTTCGCTGCTCATTTCAGTTGATTGTTCTGCACGTTCGATTTCAGCAACCATACCATCTTCGCCTACGTAGACAGTAGTTACACCGTCCTCAAGCAAGTATTCTCCTGCAGGTACAGGCACTGGATTGCCCTCAGCATCTTGAGTGTAGATGTCCACACCTACTACCCACTCATCTGCGGTAGAATAGATTTTAGTACCATCGGCCAAAGTGCCTTCTACTGCAAACTTTACTTCCGTTGCCGGAGCATCAGCCGCTGCAGTTTCTTCTTCGAACTTGATACCAACACTTGAAGGGTCAATGCCGTACTTATTGAATACGGATTTGATTTGTTCTTTGATATTCGACATTGTTGGATATTTGGGTATAGTAGCAAAAACGTCTTTTTGTTACATCCAACATCCTTTCGTATCTTAGCCATGTAAAAAATTACATACAATATGAAGACACAACCCACCCCGATGCACAACAAGATTACTGTGCGAGTAAATGACAAACAATATCAGGCTGTAGTTAAAGCCGCAAAGAAACATAAGATGAACGTTGCGGAGTATATTCGTGCGTGTATTTTGTAGTTATGAGTTTTGGTTTCAAAAAAAGAAGGCCCTCGTTTGGGCCTTTCTTTTTACACTAACCTTAGATCACTTCTATGCGATTTAACCGCAGCTAATATACACTATTTTTTTATCTGCAAACGTGCTGTGTTATTTGTGCTGTCGTTATCGGGCACACCATTAACGGCTGTAATCGTAAGCACGTAATCTGTTGGCATTGGCGTGGGCGGTGAAGTCACGTTGTAAACGCTAGCGAATGTTTGACTACGCCCTACTTCAATCCTGTCAGCTCGGTTCCAAGTACCCGTGAAGCCACCAACGAGGCCGTGTGTTACCTTCATGCTTGTGATTGTAACCGTTCCTTTGTTGTAGAACGTGTAACGTATGCGCACGCGGTTAGCATCAAGCCATTCGTAACCATCAATTGTAACGGATGCATCCAAACCTTGAACTGGTGGGTTAGCCATTGTGATAGTTAGACCTGTGCTAATGGTATTGTCATTCTCATTGGTTTCTTTAATGACCATGTTCGGATCAATGGTAAGTGAGAATAAGGACGGCCCCGATTGATTGTTAGGCAGTGCCATTGGTGCGGTCTTAGTTACCACCGTTTGACCTGCAGGTATGGTAACATCTCCAGTGTAGAACACAAACTTAGTTCCATCGGGACGAGTGAAAGTAAGCTGCACAGTTGCAATTACTTCTTTCGTTTGCACCTTGTCTATGTTCACGCTGTAGTTAACCACAACACTTGAACCTTGTACAGCCGATGCAGGTGTTGAGATTGTACCGAATAGGTTGTATTCTGCAACGGGCACGGGCACAGGGTCACCACCATCCAAACCTTTTGCTATTGTCACAGCGTTAAACATGTTGATTACACCATAGCCAAGTTCAGCACTCTTTCCATTAGCATCGTATACATAACCGCCTGTTTTACGGCATGCTTGACGCAATACATCCACTACCTGTGATTCGGTTAGTGTTGGATTGGCAAGGATAACATTAGCGGCAGCTGCAGCCATTACTGGACATGAGCACGATGTGCCACTGAAACCTGTATAGTTGCTATCAGGTTTGTAACCGAACGCGCCCATACGGTCAGTTGTTGGGCATGAAGTACCGGGAGCGGCTGCAAAAGTCTTTGGCCCGTAGTTACTGAATGAAGCACGCGTGTTGGAAGTGGTTGATGCACCAACTGCATGTACCATAGGGTAGATTGCAGGAGCCTGTGTGAAGTTAGGATTGTTTTGATTGCCCGAACTTGCAAACGTAGGTATACCCTTACCATTACGCCCGTACGTCTTAGCCGATAACAAAGCGTTTTGGAATAGCGGGTACGATGTTGGGCCACCACCACCCCATGACATTGATACAGCGAGGCAGTTTGGATTCTCAATAGCCTTGTTTATGGCACGTGTTACAATGGTGTCCGATGTTCCAAAGCTACCACCCGCTGTTGAATTGTAACCAATATGCAAGAATTGTACTTTGAGTTTGTTGTTTCCTAACGAGGATACACCAATGTTGTTATCCGTTGCCGCGCATATCAATCCGCTGCAAGGTGTCCCGTGCTTTTCATTCTCGCTAATTGGCCGAACATCCGCTGCATCCGTTACGCAGTTCCAAGACGTGGAACTTATACGGCCTTGTAAATCTTCATGATCTACATCGCAAGCAATATCCAGTACAGCAACCTCACCATAGGCCGCCCCATCAATCAAACCCCATGCCTCTGCAGCTTGCATATTTGGTAAGTGCCATTGCCCGGAATAAGTATAGGCGTCAGCATCGGGTTGGTAGGTTTGGATGTAGTCAGGTTCCACGCTAGTAAATAGCTTTGAGTTCATCAGCGAAGTATAGAACTCATCAAATGAAGCAAATTCGGGTACTTCAACAAACAGCGTGTTAGTTAGGTGAAATACTTCCGTAACCACTACCTTGTTCTTTGACAAATATGCACGCGCTGCATCGAGGTTCGGTGCAACTAGGATAGCAAGACCTGTAGCGATTTGGTCTAGTGACCTGTCTACTTCATTGACCTGTGACACCTTTTTTGCATTCACCTGCACTGGCTCGTCGTCTTGAAACACAATGATGCCGAATGGCTCATGCACTGCAATTACGTTAGCCTTTGTTTTGTTTTTGTCAAAGGATTCTTTGTCCTTGAATTTAACGCTGTTTATTTTCATTTGGATGGATTTACTTTGCTCAATAGTTGGTCAAGTTCTAACACCAACTCTGCTTCGTAGTTCTTAACCCCGCTCATTGCTACGCCTACTTCATTGAAAAACCCTTCAATGCTGTAGCCTTTTATCTTGCCTTCCTTTACATCATTCCACACGTGCTCTTCATCTACCTTGGTTCCAATAAACCATGTACCATCAGGCAACTCAGGCAATCCAAGTTCGATGCTCTTATCATTCCTGCCTTCCTTTAACCACGATTCAACCACCGTTACACCCGTTACAGGTATCTCATGCTGTAGGTTAGTCGTGTGCTGTAGGTTCTTTTTAAAGAACTGATGCGCGATAGCTTGCACAGTTGCCTTTTCAAAGTACACATAGTAGGCTTCGCCCTGGTCATCATAGCGAAGTATCTCTTTATCCGGGATGAGCGCGGGGCCGTATAGCATTCTACGTTCTTCATTCAATGCACTTAGCTTCATCTTGCTTAATGCAATCCAGTTTTCTTCTATGGCGGGCATGTCCACAAGTCCCATCGCCGTAATGCCCAAACGGCCTTCCTCATCTATTACACACTTAACTACTTTTCTTTTTTCCATGTTTCAAATTTATTTATTATTAACCAATTCGTGCTAAATCTTCAACCTTTGTTCTCACTTCCTGCTGACTTGCTACATCGCCCGATAGTACATAGGCACGGGGTGTTAGCTGCTCTGGTCTATCCTGCAGGAATGATGAAGCGAGTGGGTTAAATTGTGCAGGTTGTGACCCTGTGTCACCACCACCTCCTACGGATGGGGTTGGAGTATCCAAATTACCACCACCACCACCACCTTCAAACTGAGTAGCTGCAATTTTTCTTATTGTTGCAGCACCTGAAATAGAAGCAAGTGCGAGCGATGCAATACCTGCGGGGTTAGGTACAGGTCCAAACGCCACAGGAGATGCGGCAAGTGAGGCTGTAATAGATTTAGCGGCATCAATAGTAGCAGCACCTAATTGCAAAGCCTTTTGAAACTTAAATTGTTTCTTGGCTAAGGCTTCTTCCTCTCTACTACCCTTCTTTGTCTTTGACATTTTTGCAGAAAAGAAAATGTCATTTAACGCACTAATTGCATTTAATCCTTGTTCGGCTTTTTCAAGTGCAAAGTTGACAGTTTCAAGGTTTTCTAAACGTTTTTCTTCTTCTGCTAATCGAGTTGCTTCTACATCAGCATCAATATATTTTTGTTTAATACCTGCTAATTCCTCACTTTGTGCGGTTTCAACAGCAGCCGTATCAATTCGCTTTGCTTCTTCACCCTCTTTCAACAAAGAGTTAAATAAAGCCGCCGCATCTAAAACTCCTTTATACTTGTCTTTGACAGCTAACTCTTCTTTCTCTTGATCAGTTAAAGTGCTTTGCGCGTTTTCGGCTTGTAACGCAGCAAGTTTCTCATAATAGTCTATAGATGCGTTCTCTCGTTTTTGCGCTTCATCTAATGCCGTCTGCGTCTTAGCCTTTTCAGCATCTTCAAACTCCTTTACGTTCTCTTCGTATAGCTGATTGAGTAGGTCACTAACCTCTTGCTCTGCTTTAAGTTTATCGGCAGCTGCCTTTTCAGCTGCGGTTTTTGCATCGGCTGCGTTCTTATCACGTGCGGCCTTTTCTTTTGCGTCCTGTGCGTTAAGTATTCCGTCACGTGTGTTGACTAATGTTTTAAGTGACTGTTCTGCATCAGCAACTATCTTCTCTTGATTCTTACGCTCCTCTTCCGGGTCAAATATTTTCTTTACTACAAAGTTGTTTACGTCTTCAAATACACTAGTTACATCTATCTTCTCAATGCCTAGTCCTAACTTGTTAAGGATATCAATGCTACCGTTTACAAAGCCTTCAAAAAACTCGGCAAGTTTGCGCTGTGGAAGGGTAACAAAGTCAAGGAATGTCTTTAAGTATTGAGCGTTACGCTCGGCTGCTTTGATTTGCCCTTCGGCCTGTATGCGCGTGGTCTCAACTACGGCCTGTTGTTGGGCAATAGCCGTATTCAATTGCGATAACTTCAAGGCTGTAATTTCCTTTTCAGTCATGCCCTGACGCTTCAGCGTTTCCTCGGTAGCAGATATGTTATCGTAGTTCTGCTTTGCTACAGCGGCACGCTCCTTTTGCACGTCCAGTGCTGCGGTTTCTGCATCCGTTACCCCGTCAATGAGTGACAGCAATTCCTCAGCATAGACAATGGCGGCAGCTATGGCAGCACCTACCAAGAATATCGGGTTAGTAAGTAGTGCCTTACCAACCGATGCAAATGCACTCCCTATACTACTAATGCCCTTGGCAATATCACCCGGCTTAACCTGTCCAATGTTTGCAGCTAATTGCTTTGCACCTTCAGCAGCACCTGTAAAGTCAAGGTTAGCAATACGCGAAGTAACAAGTCCCAATGAACCACCAACACGTTCAAAAGCACCACCTGCCTGTGTACCTACGGCCTGTGCTGCATCTTGTATCTTATCCTTGAGTTCACCCGCCGCCTGTGATAACTCACGATACTTAGCCGAATCGGGGTCAGTCGCGGCAAGCTGTGCCTGCAATTCACGTAGCTGAGCCTTGAGTGATTTGCTTGATGTCGTTACCTGCTCTTGTTCTACAGCTAATTCTTGAAAGTCCGCACTCGCTGTTTTAATACTGGATGTATCTACTTTGGTTTCTTTGAGTTCAGCGTTCAGTTGATCCGTAGCATTTGCAAGATTGTTCACAGGGGCAACCACCTGTTCAACTGCATTGCCTACCTGCTCGATGCTTTGCGCTGCATTGCCCGCGTCAATGCTCTCAATGGCTTTACCAATGTCATCAATTTTGCCCGTTTCAATACCTGTAATGGTAGTTTCCAATTGCTGTATTTGGGTATTCACCTCAGCAAAGGCTTGACTATTCGGGTCAAGTTTCTGCAACTGTGCATCAAGTG